AAGGTATCCCCTGGAGACAGTTCGCAGATCGTCCTAAGACTTCAGCAAATGCTCAAGATCTAGGAATTGAAGATGATGAGATGCATATGATTGTGTATGATGCAACTGGAGATGCTACTGGTAAGAAAGGTAGTTCCATTGATCAATACCTATTGTGTTCTAAACTCAGAGGTGCTATAACTATTGAAGGTTCTAATAACTATTATAAGGATCTAATCAATAATACTTCACGATTCCTATTCTCTAACCTACCACTAAAGACAGTTACAGCTGGTACTCTCAACGAAGGTAGAGTTGATCCAGATACCAGTGTATCAACTGGTTTGAAATGTGCTTTCCTACAGCCCAGATATGGTGCTGTTGACCTTAGATACGTAGGTAATTATGCTACTGGTGATATGGTAGATGTACCATACATTATTCTTGGTGGCGAGGATCAGTTGACTTCATCACTAGGTGAAGTTCAGGCAGGATATAATAAGATTATCGAAGAGAACGTTGCTGACTTGGATTATATTATCCAGGGTCCTGCATATGATACAGCTCACTTTGCTGAGTTGGGTCAACAGGGTGTGGCAATGACTGAAAATGATAAAACAGCAAGTGCTGTTGGTAAGGCAAACTTCCTTATCTCACTTGGCGAGAGACTACAAACCGCAATGGTTCTTATTTCTCCTCCAAGAAACGCTGCTCTATATGAGCAAAGGGATAGACAGTTTGATATTGATGATTCTACTAGAGTTTATAACAATGGTAGTATCACCAAGAAGATTGTAGAGTGGGCAGATCAAATTGCATCTTCCTCCTATGCAGTTATGGATACTGGATACAAGTACATGTATGATAGATTCAGAGATAAGTATTCTTATGTACCTCTGAACTCTGATATTGCTGGTACGATGACTCGTACTGCACTTATATCTGAACCATTCTTCTCACCTGCTGGCATGTCCAGAGGACAAATTCTTAATGTTGTAAAACTAGGATTTGATCCTTCTAAGGAGCAACGTGACGTACTCTTCTCATCAAGAGTCAACCCTGTTGCTACTTTCCCAGGAGAAGGTACAGTACTTTATGGTGATAAGACAGCCCTAGCTTACACTTCTGCTTTCAGTAGAATCAATGTAAGAAGACTGTTTATCTATGTTGAACGTGAGATCCAAAAGATTTCAAGAAATGTTCTGTTTGAGTTCAACGATGTTCCAACACGTACAAACTTTAAGAACAACTGCAATCCCTTCCTAAGGGATGTTCAGTCCAAGCGAGGAATGGTTGATTTCCTCGTAGTATGTGATGACTCCAACAACACTCCAGAGGTTGTTGATAGAAATGAGTTTGTTGCAGACTTCTACATCAAACCCAACAGGTCTATTAACTTCGTCCAGTTAAACTTCGTAGCCACGAAGTCAGGTGTATCCTTCTCTGAGGCAATTGCCCTCAATAGAAGATTTACTTCCTTGGGTTGATCACACCACATATAGAGAGGTAAACAATTATGGCACAACTAGTAAGCAGAAAAAGTATTGAGAACTTTAAGTCAGCTCTCGCGAATGGTGGTGTTAGACCCACTATGTACTCCGTGGAAATCACCTTCCCGGATGCAATTCGCGACATGTTTAACGACAATGAGTTAACTGAAAAGGCTCTTTACTTGGTAAAAGCATCAACCATGCCTGGTTCACAGGTTGGTGTTATTGAAGTTCCTTTTAGAGGAAGAAGACTTAAAGTCTCAGGTGATAGACAATTCGCGGATTGGTCTACTACTATCATTAATGATACAGACTTTAAACTTCGTATTGCGATGGAGAAATGGGCTGAAGTTATTCAGAACATGAACTTCGCCATCGGTGCAAATGAACTCACAGATTACATGGGCACTGCTGAAGTAAGGCAGCTAGATCGTTTAGGTCAACAGCTCAGAGTATATGAGTTCAATGGTATTTGGCCATCTACAATTGCTGATATTCCATTGGCATTTGACCAGTTTGATACCATCGAAGAATACGATGTTACCTTCTGTGTCCAGTACTGGCACGCAGCTGGGAAAAATGCAGAAAGTATTTCTGGCAATAACAACTGGGAAGCTCCCCAGTCCAACGCCAATCAGGTTCTTTCCTGATACAGGTTACATATTTTAC